GCTGCCAGCGCAGTCAACGCACCGCTCAGCGCACCAAAGCCGCCGACAAGGCCGCCAATGCCGCTGGTGAGCGCAGTGGCGCGCCTCTCTACGCCACCAATCGCACGCCCTAGTTGATCGACTTTGCGAACTCCATCAACCTTGGCCCTGATCTTCAGAACCGCATCCATATTCATCGCCATCACCCAGCCCTCCCGCTTGTGGCCGGCTGCGCCTTGGCAAACAGCTGCAGTGCGTGCGCTTCCATGATCTGCAGGTTCTCCAAGGCCTCACGCCTGTTCCTCACATCGTAGAGATCCATCAGCGAAAACAGCACGCCATAATCCAGCCCGCACCGGCCACTCATGCCAATCCGCCATTGCGTGGACATCAGCATGAACAGCATCACCGCCTCCTCATGCTCAGGCCATACAACCACATCCGCCGGCCGCCTTACATGCTCCGGCAGATGTGATTCAGTCAACCCATACCGGGCTAGCTGCTCCTCAAGGTCTGAACCGGCGCCGTCGCCACCGCGATACCAGTAATCGACGACGCCTGTCAGTTTCCCTTCTTGGTGGCCTCCAGAGACTGCTGCCACTGCTTGACGATCTGCCCAGCAACGGTCGGCAACTGCAACAGCTGATCTAATGCCCGATCGCTGAACGGCACTGCGTCGCCCTCATCGTCGAGCACATCAGCCCAGCCCACCAGCACCTCCTTCGCGGCGCTGATGTCGTCGATCTCCTGCTGGTCAGGATCGGCCAGGCCCATGCTCTGCATCCGCACCGTCCGCCGGATCTCTTCAATCCGCGACTGATTCAGCCACGCAAAGATGCCCGTGAATGACTCCGTAGCACGTTTGCCGTCATCAGCCGGCAGCGTGATCTTCAGGGGCCAGCGGTAGGGCTCTTTCTGCTTCAGAACAAGGGCCATGCAGATCAGGTGAATGCGAGGGTGAAGTCATCGTTGCCGGCTGAAGTCGGCAACAGACGGAACGGCAGGGTCACATGAGTCACGCTGTCGCTCTCAACAAAGGTAGGCGAATCAAAAGCCGCCTGATTGGCGGTGAAGGTTGCGATGTTGCCCGCGGTGCCGCCATGCACCCATGTGATCGCTCCCTCAGTTTGAGCGCTTGCGATAGCCAGGAAATCCTTGGTAGCGAAGGCTGGGAGCTCGATTGTGATGCTGCCGCTAGTGCGGCGATCAGTCAGCCGCACCTGTTTGGCACAGCCGGCCTTCTGCTCGAAGACCATCTCAGTGCCGAGGCTCAGCGAGAACTCCGTCATGCAGGCCGAGAAGCCATGCACGCTCACGGTGGCGGTGTTGTCAGCATTCACCACAACCGGCGCGGCTTGGTCGCTGTAGGTCTCGCTAGGACGGCTTAGCGCGGTCGGTGCAGACCAGATCCCCATGTGCGAGAAGGCAATCGTCGGGATGCTGTTAACTGCCAGATTCAGATCAAACGAACCGCGGATGCCACCGATCGACTGCTCGCTGCCGTTGTCGATGAAGAACTGCATCGCGTAGCTGCTGAATGCAGTGCTCACCGGCGCATAGGTGACGCTGGTGCCGCCCACGATGGTTTCCCCGAGACCGGATGCCTTAAGCATCGGGCCAAAGCGTGGCGCCGTGCCAGCAGTACCACTGCCAGCGAGCTCCACCGTGGCGCTGATCGGCACTGACCGCTGAGCCACCAAGCCTTTGCGGTTGCCGAAATAGGTCTGCACCGTCTCGCGCTCGGCCAGCTCAAGGCTGAGCGGTTCAACGTCCAGCTCGGTGAACAGCAGCGCATCAGTAGCCGCTGGACTGGGAGATGTGTTGTAGGTGGATTCGGCCTTGACCAAGGCCAGTCGGTTACGCCACAGGGCCATGATCAATCCTCAGAAATCGGGGCAGCTTCTGGCTCATTCTGGCAGGGCTGCTCTTCGCCAGGCTGCACCGTGCGCTGCGTGCAGATCCATTTGCCATCAATCAGCTCGTACGATCCGCCATCAGACGGCAACGGCGGAATAGATGGTTTGCGGGCCATGTTCAATTAGCCAATGAGATCACGCTATCAAGCCTGCGTCAGATCGGCCTCACGGGTTCGATACTGCACTTCATAGGTGTGAACCCACCACATGCTCGATAGATCTCCTGGGTCGATCTGTGGGTCGTTATTGGTTGGCACGATGTCCGTTGCCAAGCCGCCAATCGTGGTGTCGGCCATGATCAGCGCATGAGCTGAGACGATGATCGGATCCGCAAGGCTGTCTGGTGTTGCGCCTCGGGTGTGAACGATCACTTCAACATCAAGCGTATGGTGCAGCTTGCAGGTGCTGTGCCGCTGCGCACGGCCTGGGCCAGGCTGAATGACCAGCACTGGCGCTTCGCTGCGACCGAAGGCCTCAGCTCGTGAGCGGTAGACAGCCCGCACGCCACTGGTAGCGGCCAACGTAGTGGTCAGGGACTGCAGAATCTGCTCGCGGATGCTGGCCATCAGCTGCGCACCTCGATCGCGCTGATGCGGCCGCGTTGGAATTGGATCGTGGTTGTGTCGCTGATGTTGGCTACATAAAGCGCAACCTCATCCCCATCGGCGAGCTCAACCATCCAGAAGCAGAAGAGCTTTGCAATCTGCCCCGTAGAGCCGCTGAAAGCTCGGCACTCAGACTGATCAATGCCAACGCCGTTCTTGGCCAGCTTGATGCCAAGCGTATGGTTGTTGCCGGCATAGGCATCCATGCTGGCCTGAACCATGAAGAGCTTGGTTGCGCCGCTGTCGTTCTTCAGGCCAAACGTATCGCTGGTGCCCAGCACCACCTGATAGTCGGTTGCGCTGTCAAACGTCGCCGTGAGGCCTGTGCTTTGGTAGGTGCCGGCGCTTGTGATGGCAATGGTGCCGCTTGTGGTTTTGCTGGCCTGGCCGCGTGCCAGCACACCCTCGATGTAGTAACTCAGGCTTGACCATGCAGTCGTGCCATCACCGATCTTGTATCGGCGTGTGTCGGTCTCAACCCCGATCTCACCCTGCAGCAGAACAGGGTTGGCAGCGGTCCAATCAGCTGCCGTGTCGTTGCGCAGCTTGAAACGGGTGTAGGTCGTCATGCGCTGCCGCTATCAAGCACGTTGCCTTCAATGTAGGTCGTGTCAGCAGCGCCACCATCCATCACTACGGTGCTGGTGGTGCTAACGCTGTCGCCATCAAGCACCGTGTCGTCTGATGTGTTTTGCTCTGGCGTCACAGTGCGCTGGAGGGTCAGGCTGCAGAAGGCACCATCGTCTAGCAGCATCGGCGGGCCAATCAACGTGTAGGGATAGCCATCGACGTTGATGCCAGCGCCGTGCATCAGATCACCGAACAGATCAGCTCGGCATATCAGGCTGTAGTCCGTGCTGACCACCATGCCGCCGGCAATGGTCTCGCTTGGCATGTCGAGGATGCCATTGCCTGAGACGCTGCCGGCCGTCACTGGCACCGCCATCTCGTCGGTGTCCAGAAACAGGTCTAAGTCTTCGGTGAAAGCCATAGCAGCAGGTTAGGCAAACACTCTCGCCGGTTGCTCCGGCCACACTGCATACTGCAACCACTCATCCGGCACTACACCGCGATAGTTGATGTGCCAACCTTCGAGCACTTTAGGCGGGGTGATCATATTGCCATCTTCATCCCATTCACCACCACGGGAGATGGTGCCGACAACATCAAGGGCGTGGCTGTGACTAGCGGTGATCAAACGCACGATGCCATCCTCATCCATGACAGCAAACCCCGCAGCCTTGATGGCGTCCATGCCAGTCGCTTCATCTGGGAAGCGGAACATGGTAGGCGTGGGAGGTGTGAGGAGTTCTTCAGTCATTAGCGTTGCTCACCACGAGGGCTAGGTGGTGATTGCCTGCAAAACTTCATTCGGAAGACGTTGGCTCCAATAAGCGAGGCGTTTTAACGTTCCATTTAGCTGAGTAGCGCCGTTCAAGCTGCCAATAAATAATTGGCTAGCGTCCAAGGTTCCAGCCATCGTGGCGTTGTCGCCGGCTGAGCCAACCTGCAGGCGGCCTGCAGTCCCGAGGTAAGCCACGGCTGCTTTAGTCGTGCCTGCAGAAAGTGCGTCTCCGGTGCCGGGAGCAGGCGTGAACTGATTGCCAATGCTGGCGCGGAACTGGTCCGCAAGGACTTGAGGCTGTCTAAGGCTGATGTCGTAGTTGGCGCCATCAAAATGGTAAACAACCTGCGTTTGCGTAGCAGATTGAATGATGCGTGAATCGCTAAAAATACTTCCTTCGCTTGCATTGAACCAACTAGAGAAGTTGCTACCACTAATACTGGCCACGTCAGCAGCGCGGGTGACAGCAGCAGTGGTGGTGGGGATGTAGCTGGTGGGGAAGGAACCGGCTTCTAACTGGGCGCCCCAGATGTAAACACTTCCAGCAGCACTATCAGATGCAATAGCTGGCAATCTTGTTGCTGAAGATGCAACTTGCGTAACTTCATAGCGTTTCCAGTCAGTTGTAACAGTAACTGATTTATAAACACCAACATCAACATTGCCAATTTTCATCGCCAAGGTGCCGGACGCGGTTCGCATCCAAACGGAAAACGTATAAGTGACACCAGATGCTAGAGAAAGACTTTGATAAAGCCTGGAAGTACCTGTTGATACTACGTTTAATTGAATTGCAGAGTTAGTACCATCTGGAGCAGAAACAGTCACACCAGGACGCGCTGCTCCGTCTGCTGGCACCCAATTTGCTGTACTCAAGTCGCCAGAATCCA